CTCTAAACGAGATGACAAGTTAAAGAAGGCGTCAACCATATTGTTGATTTCCTTCTTGCCAGGGGCACCTACAAGGCTTTCTTTCTGGAATAATACTCTTGAACCAGAGAGATCTTCTGGTGTAAAGTTGTTAGTAAGAGACTTACGGAAGGCTGTTTCTAAGGCAGATAACTGGGCAGAATTCAATGGTCCATCAAACCAAGGAATGCTAATTGTAACGTTTCTACCCTGATTATTCTTAAAAGTTACCTTACCATCAGCAAGTAAGTCCATAATCACGTGTGATTTAGGACCATTACCAGCAAGTGCTCTCATTTGACCAGCAAGAGTGTGTGCTTCGCTGTCATCAAAGAAGAATGTCCATATCTTCTCACGAGACAGGTCATCCTTAGTAATCTTTTCAATATCTACGCCAGCATCACGTAGGAATACGTTCTTTAGACCAGGGTTGCGGTCATAGATACCTAGTACGTAGTTACGGATATCGCTATTAGGCTTATCAAAGTCATTAATAACATCATCAACGAACTTCCACTTAGCACTTTCATCGCCAGTAAGCATGAGTTTGGCAATCTTAGGGTTGAAAGCATCGCTGCCCCAACGATTAAGGGTGTGTGCTAGTCCTTCAAAGAAGTTCTTATCGCCAGAACCGATTACTTTGTATACCTTGAATATCTCAGAACCTTTGTTGCTGCGATAGTCAGATACAGAAGCACGGCGGAAAGCCCACATCTGGTATCCACGAATAGCCTCTAGGAACTCGCCTTCGGCTTCTAGGTTATTAAAAGCATTACCGCCAAGGTCATACTGATACTTGGCTACGCGTTGTGCTAACTTACCACCACGTCCTGAGTTAGCAACCATCATAGAGATGAACTGCATTGGATGAGTGATGATGTTAGCGTGACCAGAGAACATTTGGCGCATTTGCATCTCAGCAATATTGCGGATAATGTAAGAAGCACGGAATACCAACTGGGCGGTACGCCATACATCGCCCATCTCTTCTACGAGAATTTTACCTGCTTTAGCCTTGCTACGTAGAGCATTTGCTTGATACTTATTAAGGGTTTTAAGAACCTCTTTGGTATCAGGTAGGAACATAGTTCCTTGGGCTAACTGGTAGTAATGGATACCGCCATCAATCTTAATAGGGTCATTACCCGCATTTAGGATTAGAACTTCACCATTTTCGGAGAGTTTACCGTTGGTGTATGTAGTATCTGCATTCTTCTGTACAGCATTAAGTTTAATTACGTCTTTTAGGTCACTAATGGTTGAATCATCAGCACCAAAGCGCTTAGCAATGTCTTCAACAATAGAATCCATACCATCTTGGATGATCTTTGCTCTTTCTTGCTCGCTTGTGCTAGCAAACAACTTACGAGAGATGTCATCAATGTACTTTTCTTGTATTTTCTTTGCCTCTGGACCAAAACCAAAGCCAGTCTTAATGCTAGCAGAACTAATCCAGTCCTCTACGCTGTTGATTGTATTATTCAAGTCACCAAGGTTAATCGCTGTAGAGCGTACGAAGTAGCGGCTAAACGCCCTATCAAGTTGTTCTGCCTTGCGGAAAGATAGATATGAGACAGGGTTAACCAAACGAGCAACAGGATTAGCAGTAAGGTTTGCTACCTCTTTGCGCAGAGTAGTTGAACGGAATATCTTCGGGTCTGTAGTAGGGTTACCTAGATACGACAAGAATACACGATAAACATCATCTACTGTAGAAGCAGCAGTAAGATCTTTTACCATTTCAGTATCTAGTTTCTTACCAAAGAATCTATGAACCTTAAGCCGATCTGTTTCTCGTGCTACAACTTCGGCAATCTGAGTAAAGCGTCTTCCAAGCATGAACTTGAAGGCTTTGCTAAAGTCAGTTGCAAGGTCACCATTGTAACCTGTAGTAAGACCTACGTTACTTTGATACCACTCACGAAGTATACGCTTTTCAGCAATACCTGACTCTAGGTCAATAATTTTCTTTAGACCCTTATACTGTGGGTCATTGATGATTTCTTTACGAAGTTCTAAATCTTGGTCTGTGATTCTACGGAAGATATCAATTTCTTTGAGGCGTTGTTCTGCTGCATCTTTATTCTTGGTTACCGCTTCAAGTTCTTTCCGAGTTTTTTCGATAGTCGAATCAAGCGTTTTGACAGAAGTAAGTAACTTAGCCATATTGGGACCAAGATTACTAGGGTCAGCAATCTCTGCAATCGCATTACCTACCTCCGCACCTTTTGCAGCAATACGCTTAGCATTAATAATCATTGCGCCACCAACTTCATCGTAGATAGCACGATAGTTAGTAATAGCATCTGGTTGCCAAATCTTAATTGCTCCTTCAAGAGCATATTCCATAGCGCGAGCGGCTCCACCAGTTGCTTTAGCAGCAGCAATGGTCTTAAATATGTCCGCTAGGGTTTTAGGTGTATCAGCAGCAGATACAGCCCAGGCAAATCCATTGAGCATCATAGCATCATTGGTACTTGCGTTAGATACTTGCTGCAACGCAGCGCGTGCCTCAGGAGCAAGATTAGGGTCTACTCTGCCAGACTCAATCCATTCTTCAAACATAAGACGGCGGTTAACTTCTGCCTGCTTCTCAGCAGCAGAGAGACCAGCCATGTCATCTGTCAAATTAAGAACCTTAAGTGGTTCTTCTCCAGCAAGGGTTACAAGGTATTCATCAGACTGATGTGCGCCAAAAGATATAACGCCACGCTTAGGTAGATCACCTAGTACGATGTAACCATCAGTAAATCCAAGAGTATTATTGCTTTCAGCAGCAAGTTTATCAATACCGCGTACTAATTCACCATCATAAGTGTTAGTGTTAGATAAAATTTCACGAACAACATTCTCTGGTGCCAATACTTGCTGAGCAAACTCGTCTTGCGAAAAAGCCTTCCAAGAATCTTCTTGTGTACTCAGAAGTTTTGTTATTGTAGGCTCAAGTGTTTCAAATCTTTGTTTCTCAAGTCTTTGTAATTCTGTAGTTTTACGCATCCAAGCAGATGTATTACGCTTGGTATACTTACCAATGAGTTCTTCGCTCTCTTTGGCTAGGGCAGCAATCTCTTTATTGAGTTCTTCTACCTGTGCAACAGGGCTAAATTGTTTTGCCTCAGCCTTAAAGCCCGCTGCTTCTTTACCACCTTTAAGGATAGCCTTAGCAGCACCTGGTCCAAACCACACAGATGGGTCTAAAGCAAGGTTAAGTGTTGCATCAACGAGTCCAGATAAGACTTTATATCCAGTCTTGTCAGGATTTGACGCAATTGACTTAGCAACAAAGCGACCAATAGTGAAAGATTCACCATTGACTTTGCCATATGCACTCATAGCCTTGGCTTGAGCCTTACCAACTCGACTTCTTGGGTCGATGAAAAAGCCCGCCCCCGTGTCTACGCCTGGTTTTCCACCAAAGACGTCCGCAACCAAAGAACCGAATATTGTATTCTTACCACCAAGGGTAGCAAGGTCTTTAATAAGCAGACCTGCATCTTTTTCTTGCGCTATATCACGAGTAACTGTAGTTGCTAAATCGTAAGGAAGGCGTAGCGCAGCAAAACCTGCACGTGTTGCGCCCTTAAAAACATCATAAACATTACCAACTGTAGCATCATAGATAGAACCAAGGATTCCCTTGTCTTTATCTACTGTTTTTTTAATTTTTTCTACGTTGAATTGGTCTTTTTTTAACTGTGCAATACCATCTAGAGATACAACTTTACCAATTCCAGGAGTATTAACACTTAATCCTTGTTTCACCATAGCCATAACAAGGTCTTTACTCATACCAGGGTAGGCAGATGTTATAGCATTAAAGTTTGTAAACATGTCAGGCGTAAGTGATCCCATTTGAATCTGGATAGCACGATTACGTGCTTCTCCTTCATTGGCATACAAAGCCTGCATAGCAGGTGAAAGTTTAGATTTTTGTAATTCTGACATTAACGCTCTTCTTCATTGAACGCATTTACAATGTTAGCAAGGATAACCGAGCCAGGATTAGCCATAAACATGGCTCTTGCTAGTGTTGCAGTCTGGTCAATAGCATCTACAGGAACCTGCTGAATGCCTTCGCCACGACCTGGTCCACCTAATGCGCCATCTGAAAGAGGTTTCTCGTCACCAGGAAGGAATGCGTCAATAGTTGGAAGCATTCCCACAGCAGGATTAGTACCTGTTGCTGTTGCTTCTACAGCATCGATTGGTGCGCCTTGTGATATTTCCTTCAAATCTTTACGCTGTCTGTATGGTCCACCACTTGCTTCAGAAATGTCACGACCTTCTCGTTGAATTTTCTTTACGTTTCCGAGGTCGTCTCTACGAGCAAATCTTCCTGGACCGCCAGGTACATCCTGCATTGACATATTTAATCCTCATCTTCGTCATCTTCGAATGGTTTAACTTCAGGCAGTTTTGGATCTACAATCCAATCAGGATAAGATTCTCTATCCATCGCAAAAGCCATTGCAGTACCTTCATCAAATCCTGCTCTTACGCAAGCATCGTAAACTTCTTTTGCTGCGATTGCCCAGAAATCTAATTTAGTTAATACTGGTTCTTTTGTTGTCTTGCGGCGTTTTGCTATCTTCTTAACTTTCTTTACAACAGGTTTCTTTCTTGTAGCCACATTATCCCCCTAAACCTGCCAATATTGACATTAAATCTGGTGCTGGTTGTGGGACCCCACCAGAAGGTTGCCCAGGAGCGACTGGGGACGGGGTAGCCTCAACTGGTCCTTGTGTGCCTGGCGGGGTCATCTCTGCCTGCGCTGGTTGTTCAGGTGTGAACACGGCAAGCGCAGCAGCCTCGATAGTGTCCCCGTTGCGACGACGTTCAATAACGTCTGCAATTTTTTGAATGAGCGTAGATGGGTCTTGACCTTGAGCAGCCATGGCAGGTATTGCTTGCGCTGTGGCAGTCACGGCAGCAGACAGATTGCTACGCATCTTTTCAATTTCAATTCGTTGTTCTTCGAGCGATACGTTTACGCTCCAGGGAAGTTCACGACGAATGAAATCCTTGGATACCAAATCGGCACCAAGTGCTTGAAGAGAGAAAATCAAGGCTCGCGATGGGTCAAGTCCAGCCATCAAGCCATAACGTACTTCAATAGAAGTATCGCTCTTGATGTCTTTGGAAGGTTTGTACTTTAACTCGTACGGCGTACCCTGCGCGATTCCCTTGACGCTCTTTTCTTTATCGAAAAGGAGTTCATCCATTTCGAAACATGTTCTCATGACATCTTCAAATACTTCAGTCAGGATTGTCTGTCCTGCCTTGATTTGAGAGTCAAATGCACCGAGCAGTGCTTGGACACCTTGACCAGTGATGATTGAAGCATCAATGGTTCCTGTGCGTCCTTCAGGATAACGAGCACCTAAGCGAAGTTCGCTTTGTAGTGCTGCTTGTTCCTGGAATGCTGCTGCTGGTACATCTAGTCTAACGCGACCTACGCCTTGAGGAGTTGCTGTGCGGATAATCGCATCAGGTCCTACAGGCATATCATTAACATCTTGCGGAACAACAATCGGAGCCTGAATTGATTTCTCCGCTGCTTCCATCGCAAGGTTAGCAAAACGAGCACGTGCTAGTTGTACGTACAGTACATCGTCAAATTGTCCACGCATTTCTTCATCAAGTGAAGGACGTCGTGCAATAAAGACGTTCATCTTGCCAAGCGGGTTGATAGCCGCGTTAAGAACTAGATTACCACGTGTAGGTAGGTAAAGAATTGTTACATCTTTGTCAGTGTAACGAATCATCTCGACCATGTTAGATGTATCTTGGTTGAATCCATCACGACCAAGAAGTTGTGGTGCGTACTCAGGATAATCTACAGCGAGTTCACCAAGAGTCTTGAAGTATCGTTTAGCGTATGATACGCATCGACCAAATCTATCAAACTCTGGGTAAGCACCCATTGGGTCTTCGACTCGGATACGAGGTAGTTCATCATCAAAGTCAGGCTCTACGTGAACAGGTAGGAAGCCATATGAGAAGTACCAGTCGGCACCCCAATACATTTGTGACTGTAGGCGTGAGTAGTAAACATAGTTGTTGGCAATCATCGTGCGCTTATCAGCAAAAGCACGAGCGCGGTCATTGTTAACGTTAGTGGTAGAACAGTTGAAAGATGGAAGCGGTGCTAGAACTTCTGCCAAGTCGCGTGCTGCAACATCAACAAAGTTAGCCACCATCGGCTTGTCCATGCCTTCAGGGAACAAGTCAGGATAGATCTGACCCATCTCACCTTTACGTACAGCAAGGATATCCTGCATGCGAGCATCGCGGGCAGCGTTGCGAATCTTAAGGTTCTCAACTCGCCTTGCAATTGTCTGGATATCTAATTCCATCATAGTCCTATTCGTACATTGACATCTCGTAGTCGCTTATGTTCATAACATAGCGCTGGTCGAGTTGTTTTCTGGTAGCCCATCTGTTTGTAACATGGCTTTGGTTAAAGTTTGCGCTTCCGATAACTTCTTTAGCGCGTATCTCACAGAACCATAACGCCATAACGCAGTCTGTCTTGCCTTTAGTGTCAGGCTTCCAGGTTATTAATTGCTGGATTAAAGCCTTGATACCTTCTGAACCATCCTGTGAAGGAAGTTCTATCAGGTTATCGTCCTGGTGTACGCCATTACGTGCAGTCCCAAAGAGACCAGACATGGCTGCCACACCAAAGGATGTGTCCCACTTATTCTTACCTGTGAACTGGCTAGAGAATCTCACACCAGTAGAGGCAAGGAATGAACGCAATTCATCATCTAGCGCGTATGCTTTTTGATGAGCATTGATTTCAATACGTAATTCTTGTGGTTGATACTTCTCAACCCAGTCATCAATCAAATCTCTAATCTTGGTAGGGGTTGGATCTACCATGTTGACCACATCTAGCACGTAACGTTTACGTGTATTACGGTCAATCGTCATTACTACCGCTGCTGTGTTACCAGTCATGGCTGGGTCTAGGCCCATTATCGTATACCACGAACCGCGCTCTCTAGGATGTCCTGGTACTCCAGGCTTTAGAGGGCCACGCTTTCGCATCCTGTTGACTGAACCTTGGACACACGCAGGCGAAAAAATAGAATCTTCTTGTACATCTTGCTGTTGATAGACCAATGCCCAGGCTGACGCAGAAACCTCACTCCTTCTTCTAAAGAGTGCTGGTCCGTCCCATTTAGGATATAAACCGTTTTCATCTGGAAGTACATCGTCTTCGCTACCCTCCCACGGTACATGGCTCATCGGCCATAGCGTCACCCAGTTTGCTGGGTCTTCGTCCAACTCTAGTACGGCTGGCATGGCAAAGTAAGTAAAGGGAGTCTTGCCATTACTCCAATGATCCCCATTACGTATCTCACGATAAAGGTCATTAGAGGCAATACGGGTTCCTACAATAAGAAGTTTACCGTTATCACCAAGACGGGTAACAACATCTCGCTGTAGCCAGAGTAGTTGCTTTTCCCACTCATGGGCATTGGAGGTGGTCACA